TTATAATAACTATCACCAATATTCAACCACAATGTACCATCATCAGTCAATACATTTCTAACTTCTCTGAACACATTCACCATCTCGTTAACATATTCTTCTGGTGATTGCTCTTGTCCTATCTGCTCATCTTCTCCTCCATAATCTCTTAGTCCGTAATATGGTGGTGATGTTACACACATCCTCGCACTATTTGGTAAGAACGCTGATAACGTCTTACGACAATCTCCAAATAATATAGTATCTTTCATTTCTTAAATATACCTAATTGCCTTAATATGACTATAGTTAGAACAGTCCAGAAAATGATGTACCACATAATATAATATATTCATACAGTATTATACATTAAAAAAGAGGGTTTTGCAACCCTCTTTTATTTAATTGTGGTCATTGTCCATTAAACTAATAATTCTGAACATACCCTCCTACAACTATTGTGGTCATCTTCGCAATCAATTAAACACTCAAAGTATTCGTCTATTTTATCATCTTGTGATGAATTATCGACACTATGTTTCCAGTGTGCCATTTGATTGAATGTGATTAAACTGTTGGACAATTAGACCTCCTTGTAAACATTAAACTCATAATCTATGAGGTTTCAGTTCATCTTGTTATCTCCTAATTGTACCTTTCGGTGACTATCATTATTTATAACATTTGTGATGAATTGAACACCTTAAGTTAACAAATATAAATGCCTATTTCTTGAATGACATAAATGCACCTACACCACATATAATAAGAAGTATTGGTAACCAATACTCAATAATAATAACAAGTGTAGCAAGTGCAGGTATAATCATCATCACTCCAAATAGACCATCTATATCTACATTTTTTCCCCCTCTTGCTCTCTGTCTAGGTAAATCATACCAAATGTAATCATTACCATCTTTATTACTCATACCCCAAACATCTGATTGTCCTTTATATAATACTTTTAAAACTGGAAGTCCATATTGTGATTCAGCAAGCAATTCTGCTTCACTTTCATACATACAATCATCAACAATTACTGTCTTGTTGATACCATTTTCACGTTGTAATGTGACTTCCCAACTATTCATAATTGATCCAAAATGTCGTAGATTGCATCATCTTCAGATCCTATGACTGATGATACCCAGTCATCCTCATTTTCCTGACAATTGTCATACTTTTGATCGTAATCAACTGTTAGTTTTTTTGTCATAACCAAATCCTCGGTTGAGTAGTTGTCTTGTTTTTTCCTTCTCATCAAGTAACTTTTGAAGTGATGTCTTTAATTTGATGAGTTCTTCATCATTATAAAGATGTTCTTGCTTCAATGCCTTTCGGATGTACTTGATTTGAAGTTTATCGGAGAAGAATTTTCTCATATTGTTAATATACTATAGTATAGAATGAAATGGTAGTTAACTGTGCCAGTTAATAAACTGGTATAAATTTCTTGTTTTTCAATTCACTGGTGAATTGGGGAAATGCCTCAAAACGAGGTGCTTGAATTGCACATTCAGCATGAAGATTTCCAATTAATGTATTATCTCTAATACGTTTATTAAAGTCTCTAATAAACTTTAATCTTAATTCTTCTGCTCTATTCATATCAATATTCTTTAATTGATCTTTACCAAGAGCAAATCTAACAACAACATTATTATTAACATCTTCTATCTTTAATTGTACCCAATTATGATAAGCATAATGTAAATTAACAGATGTTATATCAACTATTATAATCTTCTGATTATGAGGTCCATCATAATCATAATTAGCATGAGTAGATTCTGTCCATCCTTTACAACAACTATCCTTATGATCTTTAACATATTGAACAAATCTCTTTGCATCAAAAGGTTTAACATCACTGGTAAATTCATGGTTTAACCAATTTAATTGTCTTATAATTGCTGCTGCACTCTTAGGATGAAGAGCATAATCAGTAATCAATTCATGCTTAATTGCTGGTTCTGTGTCTTTATCTTCTTTCTTTAATTTCTCACATTTTTTATATAATGTTGAGTTCTTATTACTTAAGGTATCATGTATAGAAGTTATTATATCTTCAGGACTTCTCGGTAGAGTTGCCTCCATTTCTCTATTACATACTGCTGTTCCATACTTAAGAACTTCATCCAAATTCATATCAACTAACCATGCAATAATATATTCTTCTTGAATATTAGTTGCTGCATCTGTACGGTGATTACCATCAATAATTGCTTTATCAACAAGATAACCTTCATCAGTTATATACCAATATTGAGGTGGTAAATTGATTATAATTATTTGTCTTTCTAATGTATTCCATTTCCTTAGATATATAATATTTTCAAAATTCTCAACTACATTTGCATCAGTTAGTACATTCTTTCTAATTTGTAATCCTTTTGGATAATCTATCTCACCAGTGTGCCAGTTCCTTAATTCTTTTCCTATTGGATGACAACATTTTAAAAAGTATAAATCTAATTCATCAACTGCAAGAGTACCATAATAACCACCACTAGGTTTAGTAAGACCCTCTACAAAATTCTTTTTAATAGGTGTAGCATTACTATGCTCTATACACTCATTTAATAACTTAGTATTGAAGCATAATTTCTCATTAACTTCTGGTGGTTGTTGTATACTAATACCAAATGTTTCTTCTAATTGTTTAAATGTATGTGTTGTCATATTATTGTTGTTATATCTATTGGGATTGATTCTATTCTTTCAGTAGATATTCTAACATATTCTGGTGATGTGTCAATACCTATGAAAGATCTATTTAATTTAATTGCTGCTACTCCAGTTGAACCTGAACCCATACAATTATCTAGTATAGTTTCACCTTCATTAGAGTATGTTTTAATTAACCACTCCATTAATGGTACTGGTTTCTGTGTTGGATGTACTTGTTGTTGTGCAGAGAAGTCTCTTGATATATTAAGAATTGATTTAGGATAACGTGTTCCTTTATTCTCAAACTCTTTGCGTGGTTTCATACCATAATTGTGGTCATTCTTCTTACCTACATAACCTTCTGGGTTCTTACTCTTTCTTTTAAATGGTTCTCCTTTAGTCATTTGAGGGTTATATGTACCACCAGCATTTTTATAGAATATTAATATATTCTCATGCACTTTCATTGGTCTCTTCTTTGCAAGACCTGGTGATCCACACTTATTCTTATTCCATATAATCTCATACCTAAACCAATCTATCTTAGAACATATTAATTGAGATGTAAATGGTTGAGAACCAAACAAACATATAATACCTTTAGGTTTAATTATCCTACCATATTGTTCCCACAATTTATTATAATCTAGGACTGAATCCCATTTAATAGATGTAGTACCGTATGGTGGATCACAACATATTAAATCAATAGATTCATCCTCTATTGATTTCATCAACTCTAAGCAATCTCCTTGATGTAGATTACAGTTTGTCTTCATAACCTTCCCACTTTGCTCTTTGTGCTTTAATACCTTTCTTTATACATTGTACCACAAAATCGTGTGCTTCGCTATAAGTACGTTGAACTGGTACAGTATTCTTATACCATTCAATTTGAAACGGTAAGTTATTACCATTAGCAGTAATCTTAGCAAGTGCCTTAACTGAATTTAGATATACTTTCGTAGTTGATTTATCAACAACAAGTAAATAATAATCTCTATCATTATCTACATCCCTTGTACCTTCCATAGCATTAAGGAATTGCTGACTTCTTGGATACTTAGCAATTTTATCAGCAGGTATTTGAGTGAAAGCATATAATATACCTGCAAACGAACTGATATTATCTGCTGCCTTTTTAGGGAAGTCAGATGTTTTAATGTTAACGTAATATCCAAATATCTTTACATCCCACCAATAACGATCTTCACCATCAATGATATTTTCTTCACCAAATTTATCTTGAAGAAGTTTAATTATTATATCTTCATCTTCTTGACTATTTCTACGACCATCCGTATTCAATGTACAAAGTACAATTTGTATTTGATTGAGGTAATGAACTGCCTCAACGAGTTTAGGTGGGAATTGTGTTTTCATAATAATATTATACACGAACCCCATGCAATAACATGAGGTCATGTGTCACTTAGTTAACTGCCATACCCCAAATGTAATTTCTGTATCATACCCTCAAGTTGATACCTCACTTCCTGATATGCTTCAGCAGTTAGTATCTTCTCTTTCTTTGCTTTAATTTCCAACTCTTTAATATATGATAAGAAAGCATCTTTTAACAGTTGCTTCTCTTTATCATTTAATAATATACATTCAGGTAATTCTATTTCCATTGTTAATACTCCCTTTTATCTGCATAATAATCACCCAATGCTCCACTCATTAGAGTTTCACTAATCTCACCATTTGGTGTAGTGATAGTTGGTTCAATGTGATTATTCTTTTTACCAAATGCTAATGGTGGAGTATGAGGATTAGGTATTGCCTGAACCATTTCAATCACCTGATCTCTTATTTCAAGTAGTTCGTGATAACACTTTTGATTGTGAGCACATCCTCTTAATCTATCATCAGGTTTATGTAAAGACTCTAACATAAGAGTCTTACCACGTTGCCATTTTTCCTGTTTAGTGTCTTCCATTACAGTGATGTTGTGTATTCTATTTCTACTCCATCAAGTGAAGCATCATCATACTCTAAGTCATCATCATCATAAAATGATTCTGGTATCAAACCAGGTGATTGATTTGATACATCAACTCCTGGTATTTTATTCTTTTCTAAGTCCATTGTTGTTGATCCTCAAAGTCGGTTTTGGGTTTAGTTTTGTTTCTATAATTGTCATAGTTCCCTTCTCTAAATTCAGATCGATTTGTACCTCGTTGCCTCTTATCTCGTAGTGATTTGCCTGGTGAGGAATAACCCCTTTCAGCACCACCACGCCTATAAGTCTTACCCATGAGTTTGTCTGTGCAATTTAATAGACTACAATTTATGTATGCAGATCAGTCAACTGACGACTGTGTTCTTCGATACTCATTCACCTGTTCTCTTAAAAATGACTTAGATGATTCATCAGGAGTAGATGCTTTAACAAGTTTTAACTCATCATAGGCAAATCCAGAACCTCTAAGAAAATCATCAACGTAATCAATCACTTCATCAATATAACATGAGTCAAATGATTTAGTTGTCGTTCCTCCATCATCATCGATGGATTGTAAATAAAATGAGGGCATCTTTCTGCTTTTATACTTTGCCAGTATAACAGAAAGTTACCCTCTTTGTCTATAGCTATGCCAGTTTAATTTTTGGTTATCTTAATATATCCATCTCCAGTATACGTGCTTGCAGTGTTTGAAGTATTACCACCTGCCTGATTCTGTGCATTGGTTCCAGCATTGTAAGAACCTCCACCACCTCCACCAGTAGAGTAAGAAGACCATTGACCTGAAGTATTACCTCCAGTCCAACCTCCTCCACCACCTGGTCCAGATAGTTGTCCTCCACCACCTCCACCAAATCCACCTTTATTTCCTGATCCATAGCAACAGTTACCATCTCCACCTACTAAACCTTGAGCGAATCCTTGACCACCATAGGCAGTACAACAATGACCACCACCATTCTGACCACCAGTCAAGTATCCACCACCAGCACCACCCATATATCCACCACTAGTATTTCCACCATATCCAGGACTTGCCTGTGAAGGATTATTATGGCAAGTTGGTCTTCCACTATATTCAGCAGATTGACCTTGCGCCCATGATGTAGGTCTGCTACATGACCATCCCCAGTTATTACTAGGAGATCCACCAGCACCACCAGCAATAAGAATAGGTTGATTAGTTGTAGCGTTCTTAACAAATGATCCACCACCTCCACCTGCCTCATTACCATGAGGTGAATAGTATTGGTTACCACCAACACCAACTACCATTTCTAATTGATCACCCTTAGATAATGAGAATGTGCCTGTAATCTTAGCACCCCAATAATCAGTATATCCATAGTTATAGTCTCTTCCTCCTCTTGCTCCACCTGCTTCTATAGTATAATTAGCATTTTCAGGAACAGTCCAGAGTTGATAACCTTGATAAGTTCCTTGACCAAAGTTAGTTCCATCATTAAATGCTTCTCCACTATATGCTGAAGACATTTGACTTGCATTAGGACCTGTATGCTGTCCTCTACCTACAATAGATTTGAATGTAAATGATGAGAAGTCATATAATTTACCACCAGCACCACCGCTAAATGGTGTGATCCAACCTGCTTCCTCCTCTTCATCATTATCTCCAGGTTCGCCTGGATCATAATATATTTCTATTTCTTCGTTATCTGTATTATATCCAATTAAACCATTTTGTAGGTTGGATGATGGTTTAGATGATTCAGTCCATGTAGGTAACACATCAACTGCTCTACCTACCTCAATCCAAGAACTACCTGACCATACACATAAAGTTTCTTTCTCGTTATCATATATCAATGCACCAGAGTGAGATCCACTCATTCCACTTGGTCGGTTTGCAGTGGTAACTGAAGGAACCATTATTCCTTTATTACCAGTTACCATACCACTTACGTTAATGGTTCCTGCAGATAGAAGTCTTGATGAAAATTCTGACATGAGTGTATACTATTCCTCCATTATATTTATTGGTCTGCGGTGTTAGTGCTTGGAAATGCTCTATCTGGTCCCCATATAATACGAACACCACCTACACCACCATATGATCCATATGAGTCGTTGGATCCACCACCACCACCGTGGTCACCACCTGGAACATCTGGGTCATTACCTGTGTTTCCTCCACCATTACTACCACCTGATCCACCACGACCATATCCACCACCACTTGAACTTACACTACCATTAGAACCTTGACCATTGAGACCAACGCCTCCACCTCCTCCTCCATAGGATTCGGAAGAACCAGCATATCCACCTGATGCACCACCACCTGATCCATTACCACCAGTACCCCAACTTGAAGTATGGTGTCCTCCATATCCTCCATTCCCTGTATATCCAGCAGCACCACCGCCACCACAGGAACTTCCAGTATCACTTAAACTACTTCTATTACCATCTCCACCGTCTCCTCCATTACCACCACCTTGAGCAGATCCACCTGATCCACCCCATGTTCCACCTTGACCACCGTAACCTGGTCTACTAGCAGAACCGTTTCTATCTCTACCAGTTCCACCTCCACCTCCACCCCATATGGTATTGGTGTCTATAAAATATGAATTGCCACCATTACTAGCATAGTTTCCTGGAGATGCTGGTGCTCCTTTTGATCCTACAACTACAGTATAACTCTGACCTGGTTGAACTGGAATAGCGTTTGCCCATCCAAGACCAGCACCTCCACCTGCACCTTGCTCATCTCTAGTAGAACCACCACCACCTCCAACACATACCACTGAAACATCATATACATTATCAGGACATGTCCAACTATGTGATCCTGAGGATGTCCATTTCTGTTGACCTACAGCAGTTGTTAAACCACTACCAGCACCACCTTGAGGACTTGTAACTGGTAACCATGTCTCACCATCGTATACTTCTATAGCAAGTAAGGTTTCATTAATTCTTATCATCCCAACTTGAGGACTTGTTGGTCTCTGACCTGTAGTACCTGATGGTAGGCATATCTGACCATTTTGCCCCATAGCAAAAATTCCAAAGATGTTAAGATGATCTTGACCATCCATCTGACACATCATCTCTGTTTGCTCTGGTCCATATAACTCGTCAAATCTTATAATGCTCATTTATGGATCCTCCTCTTCAGGTGCAGGTGCTGTATTAATATTCCACCACTCACTACCATTAAAATATTCTAAACCAATGGTAGTTCCTGTTTCAGAGTCAGTATCAGTATTCCATCTAAGATAACCTGTAAGTGGATTCTGTGGTCTCTGTGATGTAGTTCCTGTTGGTAACTGTAATGCTTGGTTAGTACAATGAGTTAAGTCAACAACACCATCCACCTCAAAGGTATGTCCAGAACTAACACTAACTTGACCTAGTGTAGAACCAATACCAGATATTTTAGATGTTACTACTTTCGCTGTCATTAATCTTCAGGCGGTGTTGCTGGTGGTTCTATATCATTAAGCGGATCACCTTCTGGATAATTTAATGCATTATCTGCTTCATCTAATGCTTCTTGTGCTGCTCTATTTGCCTGTGCAGCAGCATGTACTCCAGATTGTATATCTTTAGTAATAACTAAATCTGCCTCTAATACAAACAATTCCCTTTGATGGTTCCTTGCTGTTTCGAGTTGCTCTTCCAAAGTACGAATAGATGCTTCTATAGCAATTTGTTTTTCTTTTAATTCTGAAGGTGTCATAATCTATAAATGTCCTTATGTTTATTTATTACCATTTATCAATGGGGCAATGTGCATCTTTCATCTTTGTTTTTAATTGCATAAAGCAACCACACTTATTACATTGCTGAGTTGATGGTTTAAATTGGTCACATGCTCTACACATGTCCATTCTTTCTTTTTTTAATTCTTCACTAGCAAATGGATTGTATGCAGAATTTCCTCTCCATTTGAAACCATTATAAAACTGTGCCATAGTTTAATTCTTAGTAATTTTAATGTATCCGTTACCACTATATTGACCACCCTCAGATGATGAATTAGCACCTTGCTGATTCTGTGCATTGGTTCCAGAATTATATGAACCACCGCCACCACCATGAGTAGCGTAAGATGACCAGTTTCCTGAAGTACAACCTCCAGTCCATCCTCCACCTGCACCTGGTCCAGAGAGTTGACCACCGCCACCTCCTCCAAATCCACCACGATTTCCAGTACTATTATAACAAGAATTACCGTAACCACCTACCATACCATTATTATATCCTTGACCACCTTGAGCAGTTCGACAGTGACCACCTCCATTAGAACCTTTAGTTAAATATCCTCCTCCAGCACCACCCATGTATCCACCTGCTGTGTTACCACCGTATCCAGGACTAGGTTGTGAAGGGTTCGTATAACAAGTTGGTCTTCCACCATATTCTCCTGATTGTCCATATCCCCATGATGTAGGTCTGCTACATGACCATCCCCATGATGCACCACCAGCACTACCTCCTCCACCACCAGCAATAATTAATGGACTACTTGTTGACTTGTTAACAACAAATGATCCACCACCACCGCCACATTCATGTCCATGAGGTGAATAGTATTGGTTACCACCAACACCAACTACCATTGATAATTCTGTTTCTTTAGTTAAAGCAAACGTTCCTGTAACCTTTGCTCCCCAAAGGTTTGATTGTCCGTAGTTTAAATCTCTACCACCTCTTGCTCCACCAACCTCAATAGTATAATTAGCATCTTCAGGTACAGTCCATACTTGATAACCTTGATAATCTCCTTGCTTAAAGTATTGTGATACCCAAGGTTGTCCAGAATACTCACTGGTCATTTGACTTGAGTTTGGACCTGTATCCTGTCCTCTACTTACAATAGAAAGGAATGTAAAAGAACTAAAGTCGAATAGAGCAGCACCAGCACCATCAGCAGCATTAGCACCAAATGTTATCCAATCAGAACCGTTGAATATCTCTGCCTGTCCTGTTGTTGTATTAAAACCAAATTGACCTGTTGCAGGTGATGTTGGTCTCCCTTCTTCTCCTGTCCATGTTCTCATATTACCAGCACCTAGACTTAACCAAGTACTTCCTTTCCACAACTCAACATCCTGTCCAGTTGTATTATAGATTATCACTCCTGGATCAGCACTAGCAGGTTTTCCTGCATCCGCATAATTTGGTGCTTTTAATGCGGTATTAGCGGATACCATTCCAGTTGCATGAACGTTCGCTGCTGTAACGGTATCTACGTTGAGATTACTCATAACTCCATCTATTACCTAGTATATTTATTTATAATTTTAAACAGACTTAAGTGTTACTTTAACATATCCCCATCCTTGTTGTCCACCATTACTACTTGTGTTATTTCCTTTATTTTGACTTGCTCCTGCATATAGTGGAGATCCTGTCCAAATATAGGATCCTCCACCACCGCCTCCCCAACCGTTTCCTCCGTCACAACCAGATCCACCGCCAGAGTAACCGCCACCGCCTCCTCCACCGTTGTCACCACCTTGTGCTCCACCACCCATTCCAAATCCACCATAATATGATGCTTGCTTACCTCGGAAGTTGGATGTGTTACCATTTGATCCACCTTGGTTACCGTAGGAGTTCCATCCTCCTCCAGATCCACCATTACCATAGGCATCTCCACCTGAGTTACCATTAGAACCACCACTTGTTCCACAACCAGGAGATCCACCAGCAGTGTTACTACTTGTAGCATCATAACCATTACTGGTATTATAACCAGCACCACCTCCACCACCTGCTGCTAAAAGTGGGTAAGAATCGTTTCTCATTTTGTATACAAATGATCCTCCACCACCTCCACCATTCTGTGAATTTTGACCTTGTTGTCCTACAACAATCATAACATTATCACCACCATTAAGGGTGAAATCTCCTTCTACAACATATCCCCAACCTGGTGTTCTATAACCACCATAACCACTAGATTGTCCTCCCTTTGCACCTGCAACTTCAAACGTCCAGACACCAGTTCCAGGCACAGTCCATTGCATAACACCATCATATTGTGGTGTAGTTAAATATTCATTCTCCCAATCATTAGAAGCATTATAACTGGAATGTGATCTTACATTACCAATACTGTCTGCTGTGTATGTATTACTACTACCACCTCTTCCACCAGAAGTAAAGGTGAATGATGATCCTGTCTCCCAAGGATATAAAAAGTCTCCTGCTCCATCTCCATCAGCACCACCACTACTAATAATATAACCCCAACCACCTTTACCACCATGCTTCCAATACTCTAACTTACCTGTCTTTGTATTCATAAAAACAGATCCATAAGTAGGATCTTGTGGTCTAGCATAGACATTTGCTTCTGGATCACCACCAGGCACAGGCAAATAAGATTGATTCTGCAATCTTAAATCACTCTCCATCTTAAGAGTAGTGTCATTGGCAAGATTTATCTTGAAATTAGGAGAATTGCCCTGTAATGCTGCTACTTTGATTTCGCTCGTCATTTAGATTACACTCCACGCTGCTCCACTTTCTATAGTAACGGTGTAACCATTAGCAATAGTTACAGGACCAGCAGTAAATCCATTTGTAAATTTAGCATCATTATTTGCTGATGGACCTACAGTAATATTTTCTGAAATAGTATTATGATTAGTTCTTATAACACTTTCTTCTCCTAATGCAGGACCACCACCTGCGACTGGAGCCCATCCAGCAGAACCAGTACCATCATCGTTAACATATATCTCTGCGTTATCTATCTCACTATTATACCTTAGAGTACCAGCAGTAACACCAACAGGTCTTTGTGCTATATTACCAACAGGTAATTTAAAGACACTATTAGAGTTTAAAAAACTAAGTGTAGTGATAATTGCTTCTGTGGAAGTCGATATCTGATTTCCACTAATTCTTGAAACTGCCATAAGACCTCCTTACTGTTATTATTTAGATAGGTAATTCTAAAATATGAACTGTGTCTGTATTCAATGGTGCATCACCAGAACTGAATACAATATTTGCACCAAGAGTATCAACAGTATAGTTAGTACCTGCTATCTGTGCTACACCATTCAAGAATACTAATACAGAATCATCAGTATGTTGAATACCAGCACCATAAGTTGTTAATGCAAATGTTAATGTTGATCCATCACCACTATATGATCTAGTAATATACTTATCGGATGCAACACCACCTCGACCAGTTACAACTAAGTCACCATCTACCTTAGTATTACCTAATATATCAACTCTAAAGTCAGCAGTTGCTGTCTTACCAATACCAATATTTTGAGTATTACTAAAGGTGGAAATATCAATGATACCTGTATCTGTTAGACCAAATTCTTTCCACTCTTGAGAATAACGAATCCATCCAAGTGATTTACCTGGAACCCAGTTTATATTATAAACTAAGTCACCATCAGCAGGAGTATCATATCCTGTTATGTTAGAGAAGTCTGGATCCCCAGTTGCTAGCTCTGGTGCTAGTAGAGTCTGCTTAATAACTGTACCATCTTGGTTGAAGTATGAAATCTTCTTAGCAGATAAGTTATCAGTAAACGTTGTCTGTCCTTGGAAAGTAACAGGACCAGCGAATATAGATTCTAACTGGTTAGATGCTCCACCAATTACAGTTATTTTATCAGTTATAACCAACTCAGAGAAGGTTTCAATAGTAGTATTCTCTTCACCAACAACATTCAACTGTGCAATATCTTCGTTAGTGATCTGACCAGTAACAGGGTTAATGACCTGGTTACCAATGAATAGGTCACCATTTGAGTTAAGACCAGAGTAGAACGCAACTCCTGCTGCCTCTTTAATAGACTGAGAGAACCTAACTTGATTAGTAGTTAATGTCTCAACCTGTGTTTGAGGGAACGCAGTTGAATAGTTACCTGGACCAAAACCGAGATACTCAAACGTATGGTTACCTGATCTTAGGATAGAGTGTCGTCTAAACTCTACTGCTATTGGTGCTACCGTTCCATCATTATTCTGTCTTATCTTAATCTTTCTTACTTCCTCATCACCAGCACGAGCAGTTAATTCTGTGTTAGATAACCTACCATTAACAGAGTCAAAGTTAGGTGTAGTACCTGGTTGTGTCCAACCTGTATCTGCTAGTAAGAACTCAGTTGATTCCTTAGTAATACTTCTTTGAGGATCAAGATTAGGAGTTGGTGTTGCACCATCAGTTGCATTAACTAAACCAATGATTTGGTTATCAGCAACAGATATAGCAGGATCTGGATCAGCAAGAGGATTATCTCTGTCAAATGTAGGATATACTTCGTTAACATTCTGAGAGAAGAATCTATCATTAAAGTTAGAAGTTGAAGGTGCAATAGATGCACATAATAATGTTAGGTAATATATACCATCATCAACACCTCGAACAAATGGTTGTACAACTTCAATATCGTAAATGTAATAACACTTAGATAATGCATATGATGTAGTATCACTATTCAATGGTTGCAATACATAACCAGATAGAGGATCTCTTGGTAATGGATTAGTCTTATCCTTATCAATTACATAACGGAATCTATATGTTCTATCTTGTAAGTCTCTTGGGTCAGGTATTCTCTTAAGGAATGTTGTTGGTGTAAAGTTAACAGTATTGTATGTTGCGTTAGTTGATAATGTATCATAGATCATGTTATTAACAGAATCCACAGAAAGATACCAACCACCCACTACATCTGGTACACCACCTATAGTATATGTTTGATTATCAAATTGTATTGGAGATCCAGCAGTACCAGCAGAAACACCAGAAACACTAGGTCCATAAGGTGATACTGCTGCATTATGAATAGTCGCTTCATTTGCACCATTAGCAACAAGTAAACAATTAATTTTATCTGCTACTGCACTAAGTCCAGTACCATCTTGTCTAGCACCGATTGTATAACCCTGTACTCTTGTTGTTGGTGGAGATGCTTCTACAGTATAACCATATAGATACAATCTAGTTCCTGGAGTACCACCTTGCCCTGCTAATGCAGAGTTAATTGTCTTAGTTCTCTTAATATCAACGTTAACCCAGTTAACAGATGTCTCTTCACCAAAAATAACATTACCATCAACAATAGCAGTATTAGTTTCAGTTAATGTAATAACTCTAGTATTGGTATTAACAGATCCAACAGTTGCACCTTGACCTATTCCAACACCATGAACTGTCATTCCTTCAATAACACCATTGACAGATCCATCATTAGCTAGTGTAATATTACCACCATTATTTGCACCAGTAGCACTTGTTGAAATAACGTTGAGTGCTTTAGGTGGAATAACATGAGTTAATGAACCTGCTTTATCTTTAGAGAATGACTTCCTCTTAAATCCAGCAGATCTAAGTGCAGTATTACCAAAGTTACTGTTACTGTTGGTAATTGACATGTCAGCACCATCTTCAGCAGTGAAGTGTGAATAATATCCAACAGCGAACACCGAGACCGCCTGAATGAAAGCATCATTCTTAGCAACAATGTGTCTATGACCCCAATCTTTTCTATACTCAGCGAAACCATCCAAATGAGCACCATCCCCAGATGTTGCTGTATCATAACTTCCAGTTGAAGCATTATATCTTACAAATGCTCTGTCATCTTTTTGTAGTGATAGTCCAGTAAACTGTGCCACAACCATTGATTTGAAACCAGTTGCTTTAGCACCATCAGCGTTCATACCATTCATACCCCACACACTTCTTAGTGATAGGTTGAAAGCATAAGGTGATGCAGAGTCAACTGTATCAATCTCTGTCTTAACTGTTACGTTTGAACCAACAGCATTACCAGAAGGTTCTGCTGACATTTGGTAAGTAAATACGTTACCAGATGCAGATGTTACAGTAAATGAACCATTATATATTCCAGAGTCTAATTCTGATTGAGGTCCAGTTGAACCTGTAACTCCAGAGATGTTAATGTTAACACCAACAGAGAATCCATGATCTCTTGGGTTATCAAATTCATCAACAGTAACAGCAGTAGCAGTCTGTCCGTTTCTTGTTATTTGTAATACCTTATATTCATCAGAAATAGGACCAACAATTCTGTTTTCCTCAACCCTTGCCTGAATTTGGTCAGTTGTAGGATCACCAGATGTATCAGGAATTGTTGCAAATGCTTTAGATATCTTCTGATAATATATGTCTAAGTCTGTTCTGTCTAGAATATTTGGAACAGCAGAATAATCTGCATTAGCAACCGTTCCATTAGCAATAAGTTGTGATAATGTATTTAAACCATCAGCAAACTCAAAACATGTAAGTCTATGATGTGAATACTTAGGTGGTAATGTTTCTACACTATCAGGTTTGAAATATACACCTTCTTCTGCTCCATCAAAGAATGAGAATTGCCAGAAGTAAGTACCACCAGTTACTTTGAAGATTGCAGTTCTTGCTGGTACTTGTGCTTCTGTGTTTATACCTTTAGCAGCGTATGTTGTAGGATAAGGAACATACTTTGGAATTATTTTAGTTCTTCTAAGGTCACTACCAACTACAGAACAACCTCTGGGTACAACAACGCCACCTTCGATTGAATTATATTTGTATAGTACATTATTTGGAGACGTTAAATCTAGGTTAGAGTTTTCATCAATAGGTGCAACGTTTGTATAAAGAATATCTCCAGGTCTGTTATCTATTTCATATACTGCTGGATATAAGTAAATTGAAAATGCGTCAAATTCGTCATTACTTAAACCGACTCTATATGAAAATCGTGCCACCTCAAGGAAAGCACGTTGCAAACTCTTAAACGGACGTAATGCCGAGTTACCCCTGTTATCAATTGCATCAGAAGCATCGAAATCGTCAGGGTTTACGTAGATAATACGTCCAGTTCTGGACGTAATAATATTCTTTAACCTAGTTAGTGACATTACGTATACGCTATTCCTATATGGTTATTTATTAGATCGCTGCGAAGACTCTAGCAGTAAATGCTGTGCTTGCATCCTCAAATCCAATGAGACTGAATGAGTTATTAGCAGTAGTACTATTAATAACTATTCTCTCACCAGGACCAACAACTAATGAAGTGATTCTATCTACTTCATTATTGCCATTGGTAACACCATTAACAATATAATGCTCATCCTCAAGTGCATCACTAGCTACAGTAACTGAGTTAACAGTAACAGTATTTCTAGAAAGATTTTCTAGGAGTGGTGCATCCTTAAAGACTAAACTACCAGCAAACTCTGGAGAATTAAGACCTTTAACTACTTTCAGAGTAGTTCCATCATAATCACGAACATAACCATAAGCACCAGATGTTTGAGCAGTTACTGTAAAAGTAGTTGCTGTTTGTGTAAATGAATCGGATGCATTAGCCCAAGTACCATTAATATCATAAACAAAGAAATCAGTATAGGTAAACTGTGATGACATTGTGATAGATCTATCAGCACCACCATAATCAGCATTACTAGCAGTACCTGATCCACCATCATAGAAATACATAACAAGTAGAGCAGTACTTGCTGTCCAGTCATACTGAATAAATGCACCACCAGATCCAGCAGTACCACCACTGGTCTTACCAGTAGTATATTCAACACCATCATCACCACCACCTATTACACCATCAGGACCCCATATTCCATTGACAGTACTAGAAATTTTAAAATCTCTACCACTCATAGAAGCATCTGAAAGATCAAACTTATAAGTACGATCAGTAAATGCTTCTAAAGGATCTCCAAGGAAAAGACTATATGTACCACCAGCAGTTGTAGTTGAAATTATAAAATCATTACCTGCAGCACCGATACCACCACTTGAAATAGTACCAGAAGCAGCACCAGAACTTACAGAATTACCATCAGCAAATTCTGCACCAGTTCCATTAATAGTTGATGGTCCAATATAAAGAATAGTTCCAACAACACCAAAAATTACTGCTGTTGTATCATTAGGTGAAGTTCCTGTAGAAAGAGTTGAACCTACAGTATAAGTACCTGTTACAGATTCTAAAGTTATTTGCCTTATTGATGCAGTCTTTACATACCATGTTGTTAAATCAGGAACAGCAAATGATTCAAAGTACATAGTCTTTTCAGAATCATCACTTGTAATCAAACTACCACCAGTAAGACCAGTAGTGGATGACATAGCATTATCCACTGTTACCTTATATCCTGTGATCAAATCACCCTTATGCAACCTATACGTTGATGCATCAAGAGTTAATTTTTGATCATAATCCTTTATACCCACTTTATAAGCAGATCCAGTTCCATCATTCGCTACAGTCAATACTGTACTTGCAGATTTATCTACTGGAGCTGAATATAAAACAGTATTTGTATTTGCACCTGGTTTAGATTGTGCTAAAATTCCTTGGTCTGCCATAGCTATTAATTAGAATCCTGCGTAGAAAAATTGTTGTAGTCTTGTTCTTGAAGTTAAGTTTGCCGCACCAATACCAGCACCAAAGTTAACATCATCAACAGTCACGTTTTCGGTAGATAGTAGAGTAGCATCTGCATCTGGGAACCGAATAGTTCTGGTAGAAGTAATATTATCTACAGAAATAGTCACTTGTCCAGGTAATCCTGTTTGAGCAAGTACTGGATTATAGATTGTTTTATTCTTTAAATCCTGTCCTGCTAACTCTGTTACTATTGTATTGACATCACCATCATTATTTAGGTTTGATGTAGGTGGAAATTGAACAGACTCTATAGTAAGAGAATTACTATTTGATATATCAAATAAGAATCTCTTAGTAGGATCTGTTGTATCAGATACAATCAAACCACCAACAGTCTTGTTAGTAAGAGTTTGAGTTGATTCTGTACCAACTAAAATTAAACTTTGGTCTGGGCAAGAAATAGTTCTGTTAGCACTTAATGCTGAAGTATTCCATTGAACCCAACTTGTTCCATCATCTGCATTAGCAGCAAATTTAGGAGTAACGAAAGTCTTATTTAAAGTTGTCTGTTCTGTTTTAGTATCAAGTAAGGTAGAAGATGTTGCAGTAGGTTCTCCAGAAGTTGTTACTGCACCTGCATCAGGTAAGAAGTAAGATCTCCTAGTTCCTGACGTTGTTGGCCAGTTGATTTGAAAAATTGCTTCTTCAGTACCATCAACAATAACAAAATTATCCTCATCAATAAGAAGAGTTTTATTTGTTAACGTTTGAGTAGTATTGTCACCTACAATTGTAGTGCCATTACCTTGAGTAATCTGAGGAAGTGTCATGATTCTGGTACTAGTACCAGTACCAACATTACCTACTTCAAATCTAACCTTTGGACCCTGAGAATCCTCTAGAACAAATGAGGAATCTTCAATTAGAAATTGTCCTGTTACCTTAACCGCACCTGTACCTTTTGGAGCAAAAACGATATCTGTATTTTGTGCTACATCATCAACTGCTGTAACATATAATGAAGTACTATCATTACCATTATCAAGACGAGTGGCATATAATCCACCATCACCAAACGCTACACCTATTTGATTGTATGCATCTTGATACAATCCAGTGTCTCTATCAAGGTCAAAACATAAACCAGGTTCAGTTTTTGTTCCTTGACTGACTCCTTTCATTAACTGATTAACCTTCGCTTTCCTATTAGGAATCAAAGGATCAGACACAACAACAGGAAGAATTGCTTCTCCCGACAAATTGGAGTCAGATATTGTCTCTAACTGTGATATCTTCTTAGTTGCCACGAATAATCATACGTTTTGCTACAGTTCTATTTAGCAAGGTCGTCAATAGTAAATAGACTAATAAAATCTAATCCTTCTTGTTCCATAATAGAACGACAGTCATAATCTTGCCTATCAACTATAGTAATAACACGATCAACAACGTATCCTGCATCACGTAACACATATACTGCTTTTAATGCAGATTGTCCAGTAGTTGTAACATCCTCTAGTACTGTTACTTTAGCACCTTTAGGTAGTACTGGTCCTTCTATTTGAGATTGAGTCCCATGACCTTTAGGTTCTTTCCTAATAATTAAACCATCAAGATCAACTTCATCTGCTGCTGATACTGTTACCACTCCACTTACTAATGGGTCAGCACCCAGAGTAAGACCTGCAACTGCATATGTGTCCTCCTCTATACATTCAAGTAAGAGACAACTAGCATAAAACAATCCTTTACCATTAAGTGTAACTGGCTTACAGTTAACATAATGAGTACTAAATGCACCAGAAGATAGTGTAAACTCACCTTTACGATAAGCATACTTCTTCAATAACGCTAATAGTTCTTCTCTCATAGAAGAACAGCCCCAATAACAAAACCCTTAACGAAAGCAAGACATAGCATTTGATAATCAGTCAAGTTAAACTTGTCCTGAATTTTCTTTGCCATTGCCTTATCCCAGTCCTTAATCTTAGTGACTGCTGGTCCTAGTGTAATTTTCATTTTTTCTTCTCCTGAATGTCGTACTCTATTACAATTTTTTTAGATGTTCTACCAGTACTAGCATATGTAGTAGTTCTATCCATTGTACCATTAAGTTCAGCAGTAATTGTTAATAACTCTGCTATCAAATCTGATTCGTTATCTATCATCGGCTTTCAAATATAATGTTAAAGGACACGCTCATTCTATCATATCCACTCTCATTTGTCGCTACTCCATGATCCAAATATGATGGAAACAATAACAATTTACCCTCTTGAGGTATCTGACATTGTTTATAAGCATAATGATTAAAAGTAAATGATGTAATCATTGATGGACAAGGAGATTGAAAGAATAAATCTCCTGTTTCATCTTTATCATTACCTACTTTATAATAATAAACACCAGAAATATCACAATGTCCATGATTATGGATATGTGCATAATCTCTCTTCTCAAATTTAGTTATCCAAGAACTAACAATATCATATCGTACTTCTTCTCCATGTGTATAATAACCACTCTGTTCAAACTCTATAGCACTAAGATAATTATGAATATGCTTATGAATCTCATCAGAGAGATTAGTTAACTTATGTTCTCCTATAACATTTGTTTTAAAATCAGGAGCAGATAATTTATGTGTCTGTCCGAAATTAGGATTGTATAAGAATTCTATTTTCTCACAGACATCATCCAATTCACTTTGAACTACATCCAAGTTACCAATCATCGCAGCATACACTGGGGTTGGAAACAAATGATACAATACAGAATCTTTTGTAGGTCGCTTAACAGGTTGATGAAAATCCATTAATCCATAACACCTTCAACACTATCAAGTAAAGTCGAAACTTCATTTAAACAATCTATTCTCATCATCATATCAGAGATATGCTTGCTGATATAAGGTTTTTCACTCCTTGCTGCAAAAGCTAGTGCTTCTCTCAGTTTATCTTGTGCTTCATTTAAAGCAGTTTCTACTTGTGCCGATAGTGCCATAATAATTAGTCAGTTGGTTTTTTTCTTTTTAGTTAATTTCTTAACTTCTTTTGCGTAGAACACATCTTTCTTAGTATACCAGTCTGGGTGTTCTTTGGCAAGCTTTAATAATTTTTTAGCCGCTTGTCTGTTCGTAGTCATATTTTATTATATTCTAGGTATTTTAGTTATTTATATTCACCTGTCTCCCCACCATCATTACGATCTTGAACTAAATCCAAATTAAATGAACAAGAAATTCTATCCTCATCACTCTTATTTGGTTCTACATGATGTCTAAGATGTGCAGGGAAAAATAACATTGTACCTTCTTGAGGTGGCATATAATATGACCCAAATTGTAAATGCTTTTCTTTAAATTCATCAGTATAATTATACAATTCTTGCCAAGCACTAAATGATACCTGATTAGAAAAACATATCTCTCCACCAATAACACCCTCACCTTCAATTTTAGTAGTTGAATAACCGTATACATTATTAGAACCACCACCAAGAAATTTTTTTGGAACAGGTGGTATTTTTATATACAATGCTCCTGACATATGACATGATGGGTGGTCATGCTGAATATTAAAATGTCCTTTGCCGTTAATATTAATCCAACAAGCTGTCAAATATAGATTAACATTATCTTTAAAAACCTTATTGTTATTGAGATAATATCCTAAAGTATCTAAAATTGCTCTTCTAACTGGGTTATCACTTAAATGTTTATTATCTTCAGATTGCCATCCACCTCTATTAGTTCTGTATATCATTCCATCTGGATCATTACTCATCTCACTATAACAATAATCCTGAAGTTCTTTCTTCCTCTCTTGAAAATTTACAACTTCAAGATCATGCACAAGGGTTGGAAATAATTTATACATTACGAAGTTTTTTTATTAATAGTTTTGATCTTTTTTTAAGTTGGCGCAAACGAGCAGACGCAGCACGAGACTTAATATTACGTCCCTGCTTTCTAGGAGTTTCATGGCGTTTGAGTCGCATCAGTCTGCCCTATTGCTCAACCAGTATAAGGTATTTAGTTAGCAGTGTCAAGAAGTTCTTTCTTAAATTCCTCGACTTGATCAATGACCTCTTGATCTACAGGAGGACCAGACTGTATTACAGGAGATAGTAAGCAGCAACTACCATCTTCTCTACGTATACGCCAAACAGTTCTATTTCTCTGTGTCATACTTAAAAGAAAAGGCAGGTTACTAACCGCCTCTTCTTCTGTTACATCTTGTATGTCAGTCATTAGTAAATTCCACGTTTAGTTTAGCATCGGATAAAGCACCTACCATATTCCATGCAGTCTCACCAGAGACCATGTTCTCATCACAAAAATACTGAACAGTATCCTCAAGAATTTCCTTGAGTTCTATTAGTTGTCGTTGTCGTAGTTCATCCATAATAATATTATAGCATAGATTAATTTAAATGGATCTCTTTTGCAATTAACTTCATAGTCTCTGTACATTCTATGGTCATATCCTTATCAGCAAAAATAGTAGCATTTTTCTTACACTCCATAGACATAGGACCACCCTTAACATCTAACTTATAAGCACCTTCATCCTCAACAGTAGTATTCATACCCTTCTCACCAAATACTAGTGTACATGGTCCAGTCTTATTGTCAATAGAATATCTTGGAATCTCATCTTTTGAAGATCCACCATCCAACATAGTAGTTTCGATAGAACCTCTAACGATTCTAGTAATACCAGATTTTTCTGGTAAAGGATCCTTAGCTGGTTCATTAATCTGTTGGAATAAATGGGTTGTTAACATATTAATAGAGTTATCAGCAGTTAACGCCATTTCTACAGCAGAATTTTTTTGTATCTTACATGCATTATCCCATTCCTTACCAGTAATTGAAACCTTCTGACCTGCTAACTTTATTTCAGATGCATTCCATTCCAATTTTGAACCGTGGAAACCCCAGTCAACATCAGAACCAAATGATATAGTATGCTTTTGTACTTCATCACTCTTCTTATTACCTTTCTTATCTACTTGTTTAGGTGCTCCTTGAGCGTTCATAAGAAATGCACCACCCACTTCAAGATGCATATCACCAGTACATTTCAATCTAACATCACCCTGTACTGTTCTACAGTAATCCAAATCAATAACTTTACAATCATCACCATGAACTTCTTGAGTTAATGTTCCAGCATAAGAAATATGATCTGCCTGTAAATTACCTGTATCACCTTTACCATCAGTAGCATTTTTAACACTATCTTTAGCCTTTGCCTCAATCTCTTCTTCAGTTAAATCTGGATTACTCTCTTTAATACTTCTCTTAGCCATCCACTCTTGGTGTTGTGCATTGTTTATGTTAACAGATGTCCAAGTAGTACCATTTTCTCTCTTATGTTGAGTAGATTGGCGACCAGGAGTACCAATGAATAATTCATAAGCACCATTCACCCAAGTTTTAGCAGTAGTTAAATATGGATCTGCCTCTTCAAAAATAGAATCATAGATACCTCCTCCACTACTCTTACCATCACCACTTTTACCATCACCACACTTACCTCTACTCTCACCTCTAAACTTATTAATATCTTCAAATTCTTCTGGAGTACAATGTGTTACACCAAGTAAGGGGAACCAACCAGCATCATCTTCACCACCTTTAGGTTTTCTCTCACAATTACCACCACCAAATAAATTCATAAAGAAAGAGAACAAACCAGATAGCGTCATTTTCTCTTGACCAAATAAATCAGTAGCATCAGAAAATATCTGCTCACCAGATTTCCATGCATCCATAACTTCTTTAGCATCTCCAAGACTATCAAGAGCAGAAGACACTCTTCCAATTATTGATAAAAGAGAATCCAAAACACCCTGAACATTACAAAAGACTCTATCAATTACATCCTCTACTCCCTGTGCTACAAAAGTTGCTTTATCAATAGCACCACTTAAAAAAGAATCTAATTGACTTGTAACAGCACCAAGGGGATCCTGTATAAACTGAGTTAATTGATTATCAACAATACACAAGGATGATAATAGTTCTGTAACTGCTTCTTGAACCTCAGTAATTATAGTATAAGGAACACCATTTGCCTTTTCTTTTAATGACTCAGTGTCCAATCCTTCAACAAGACTAGATGCTGCTCCTCTCATAGCACTTATTGCCTGAGTAAATACTGCACCTAAGAAATTTTGAATACCTGCTGTAAGTTCTTTTGCAGTAACAACCTTACCAGTAATAACATTAAAGAAATCTCCACTCTCATCCTTTACTAATAGTGCAGATTTATCAGCTAAATCTTCCAACAGATATGATAATTGATAATCTACACTCTTCCAAGGACCACCAACACCTTGTCCAACAGGAATAGGTTTTGATGGTTGTCTAGGTTTAGTAGGATTACCACCACTACCGTTAACTCCAGGTGTTGTACCTATATTACTAGGAGATCCCTTTCCACCAATTTGTGTAGTTTTTGCTGCTGCAACAGTAGAAACACTATTATTTCCAACTCCAGGTCTTCTTACATTATCAGTAGAAATACTATTAGGATCTCCTGGTTTATTAGATGCTGGATTAATAGTACCTGTACTGGTTGAACTCATTGCTTCACCAGTAAAAGCAAATTCTTTCTTTTCTCTTGAACCTGAAGATTTATTTAAACGCATAACACCCAAAACTAAAGGCATCTGTGCATTCTCACCATCCATAAAAAATCCCATAACAATTGCTCCAGGTTGCAATTGTCCTGATGATTCACCTTGAGCATCATTACCTGCTTGAGATGTATGTTGTAATACCGTTGCCCAAGGTAAATGATCTGTTTTTAAATCTGCGGTAGTACCACCACGAATATTAGTATAATATCCAAGACACCTCACTTTAACCCTACCTAATTCCATAGGGTCTTCATTATCTTCAACTTCTCCTACCCACCACCAAAAACCATCCTTACCTACAAAGTTAATCGTAGGTTCATTTACAATTCCATCAATTGAGGTAGCTTCTTGCTGTAACATCTTCTAATAGGGTTTTATGTATTTATTCTGTTAAACTTATAGATCTCATCTGCTCCCCAGATAATCTTGCCTTCGGAATCTATAAACCTATCTCTCATAAAAAGTTTATGACCAAAAACAGCAAGTTCTGCGTGACCAGTTACATTATCCATACTGGTATCAAACTTACCCATCCATGCAGATCCATCAAACTTTAGTATCATATCACAACTTTCATTCCGTGTAAACCCACTATAAGTACCACCCCAATGCTCAAGTAGAACTTCAGTATCAGATAGTACTTTTAATTTTTTATTAGTTGTCAAATATGGATTGCGTTCATCCTTTCTACCCCAGTGCACGGAATGTAGATATTCTCCATCATCTTCCCATCTAACAAAAACTTGTTTGTAGAGTAGAGGACTGGATTGTGCTTGAATTTTATTAGACCAAGTTCCAAGTAACCATGATAAAAAGTTTGTCATTAATCGTCATATACTAGGCACTCTGGCTCGTCAGG